ATGCAACGCACTGCCACTCCTTTTTTGAGTGAAATTTAAAAACCTTACTTTGACCTATGGGACGCCCTAAAAACACCGCAATCCATGCACAGGCCGCCGCTGCCGGCGTCGGTCTGCGCCAAGCTCGGCGCCAGCTTGAAAAGCAGGCGGCCGCAAACCCACCCAAAGCGCTGACAGCGATCGACGGCGTCGGTCTCGACGGCGAAATCGATCGACTGGAATCATTGGCCGCCACCTTGGGCGAAGCGGCAAAGCAGGCGACAGGCCCAGAGCGGTCGGCATTGATCAGCGATTACACCCGCGTCGTCGAAGCGCTCCGCAAAATGAAAGGCGATCGGCCCGACATTAACGAAGCTGAAGGCAAAATGGTGCCCGTGGATGAGGCCGACAAGCTGCTGGCCGCCCGGGACAACGCGCTGATCCCGCTGCTGAAAGGCATGGCGAAAAGGCTGGCGCCGATCTGCGCCAACAGACCGGCCGCCGAGGTGCAGGCGGAGGTCGAGAACGAGGTGGGGCAGATCATGCGGCAGGTGGAAGCGGCATTGTGACGAAGGCACAAACCGAACTCCGCCGGCGGGAAAAGGCGCGCTGGCATTATGAGAAGCCGCCGTCGGTGATTGAATGGGCGGAACGCAACATCCAACTGGACAGCCGGATCACAGCTCGGCCCGGGCTGTACTCCACGGCCAACTCGCCCTACGTCCGGGGCGTGCTCGAAGCGCTGGCGGATCCGGGCGTTCACACGGTCTGCCTGTGCTGGGGATCGCAGACAGGAAAGACGCTGACGCTGGCGGTGTGGTTGGCCTATCGGATCGCCAACGACCCGGCGCCGTCACTGCTGGTCATGCCCAACGCGGATCTGGCGCGGTCATATTCTAAAACGCGACTGGTGCCCATCTTTGAAAAATGCAAGCCGGTGAAAGCGCTGTTTCCTTACGACAGCGACGACTTTGCTAACTTGGAAATGCAGTTCCTTAACTGCACGTTGACGCTGACCGGATCGAACAGTCCGGCCAATATTTCCAGCCGTCCTGTCTGCATCGCCGTTCTGGACGAGCTCGACAAGTTCGCGCCGCCTACCGACAAAGAAACTTCCGCCATGTCGCTATGCCTAGAACGCACGAAGGCGTTCCCGGCACGCAAACACGTTCTGACCAGCACGCCCACACTCAGCACAGGCGATATTTGGACGAACTATCTGGCCGGATCTCAGGAGACCTATCACGTGCCATGCCCGGCCTGCAACGAACCGCAGGCGATGGAATTCGGACAGGTGCGATGGGACGACGCCGCCCGGGACGCAAACGGAAAGTGGGACATGAAAAAGGTGGGAGAGACGGCATGTTATCACTGCACAAAATGCGACCACCCGTGGACGGAAGGCGAACGGCGCAAGGCAATCGAACAAGGGAAGTGGGTGGCCAACAATTCAAACGCCGAGCCGGGCCGGCGTAGCTTCCGGCTGCCGTCGTACTATTCACTGAGCGTCACGATCGCCGACTGCGCCAAAAAGTTCCTAACGGAAAAACATTATCTGCACGGATTGCAGGGGTTCGTGAACGGGTGGAGCGCATTACCCTGGGAAGATCAATTCGACGACGACAAGACTGTGGACATTCCCGCGGGCGCTTTTGCGAAAAGGCAATCATGGGAAACGGAACATATAAAACTTGCGGCCATAGATAGACAGATCGACGAGTACTGGTTTGTCGTGCGTGCGTTTGCCCGGGACGGATCTAGCCGACTGATTGAGGAAGGGCGACGCCGAACGATCGAGGACGTGGCGCAAACACTTCACGAGCTCGGCGTGGATCCGAAGCACGTCTGCATCGACTCCGGGTTTGAAGCGCAAGACACATACCGGATCGCGGCCCGCTATAAGTTCACGGCGTTGAAAGGTGAGGAGCGCCCATTCTACTGGATTGAAACGCCACGTGGTCGGATGAAGTCCGTGCATAGCGCAACGCAACCCACGGACGCCGGCTGCATGCTGATCCTGCTTAGTTCACCGGCCTGTCAGGATTTGCTGGCATGGCTACGCCGTGGGCAGGGGCCGCTGTGGGAAGTGGCGCACGACGTTTCCCCACAATACAAAGAGCACATGAGCTCCCACAAAAAGATCCACCGCATCAATCGAAAGACCGGCAAGGATCTCTACGAATGGGTGCGAATCAAAAGCCGGCAGGATCATTTATACGACTGCGAAACCTATCTGGCCGGCTTTGCCGTGTTTGGAAAAATCATCAGGCCGACAGCCGCTCTCGATGAAGAATCGTTGACACCCACGGGCGAGTGATGGCCATTTCCCGCAGACTTACCCGGGCCGTCGCTACCAACTACCTAGCGCAAGCCTCCGGGGTTACAGCGACAGCGCTGACCAATCTGGCGGCCGACCGAAACTCGGCCATGACCGGCGCAGCTTCCGGGCGTGCTTTGGTGGGAACGTCGGCGGGCGGACAATCCGCCAGTTTTCAAATCGATCTGAAACCCACCGAACGTGTCGAACTGTTTCAGGCTGCCATTGATTATCTAAACGGCGTGCAAGTCACACGCACCAGCGCCTCGTTTTCCTACATTCTGGATAGCTGATCATGTCGAAAAAAGTTTCACTCGTGGCCCGGATGGGTGCAGGAATCAAAGCGTTCGGCGCAGGATTTGGCGCTGGCATCAGCACGTTCCAACCTTACGAGGGCGCAGGATTTTCACGGAAACGCCCGGTCATTTACGGAGCCCACGCCCGCGATTCACGCCTCGATCTTAACGAAGCGACCCGGACGGAACTTCTCAAACTTGCGCGGCACATGTACCGGAACGTCGGGCTGATCAAAGGCGCAGTGGACTCGATTGCCACCTACTCGATCGGGCCCGGACTGCGCCCACAATATCGCGGAACCGATCAGGAGTTCGGAAGACTCTGTGAGGAATACTGGCGGGACATGGTCGCGCCATCCCCAGAGGTCACCGGCCGGATGACTTGGACGGATATGCTGCTGACTCTATCGCGATCGATCGACGTGGACGGCGACGTGTTCGTCGTCATGACTGAGAAGGGAAAACTGCAAATTGTCGAAGGTCATCGGGTATGCGAGGGCGACGACTACGGAACCGCCGACGGCGTGTTTCTCGGAAAGCTAGGTGAACCCACCGCCTACTTGATCCAGACCGGAGACATGTGGCGCAAACTTTCAGCAGATACCGTCATTCACCTGATGGAACTAGAACGGCCCGACCAGATCCGCGGAGGATCGTCACTGGCCCGTGCGTTGAATCACGTCCGGGATCTGAAGATGTTGGGTGAATTTGAAAAAGACGCTCTGAAACTTCAGGGATCGATTGCCGCTGTCATCACGACAAACGAAGGCGATGAACTGGCAGGGCAGGGCGGATTCTTTGGAACCGTTCAGGCGCAGGATACCGGCGAAAGCACCATCGCCCGCGAGGAGATCACAAGCTCGGCCACGATCCCACGGCTGGCCCCTGGCGAAAAGATTGAGATGGTCGGGCCGAATCGGCCGCACGCCGGCTTTGAACCGTTTGCCAAATTCCTGATCCGCGACGTGGCGATGGGCCTCGGCCTTCCGGTGGAATTCGTTTACGACCCCGCCAGCGTCGGCGGCGCAGGGATGCGATTCATCGTGGCCAAAGCGCAGCGCCGTTTTGAACAGCGCCAGCGCCTACTGATCGACAGATTTTGCAACAGGGCGTGGCGTTATTTCATCGGCGGAGCGATTGCCAACGGCGACCTGCCGGCCGTCGAAGATTACGCAAAGGTCACGTGGCAGACTCCGAAGTCTCTGACCGTGGACGCAGGGCGTGAGGCACAGCAGGCGCGGGAAGACTATAAAGCGGGCCTATCCTCCTTGCAGGACTACTTTGGGGAGCTTGGCCTCGACTGGGAAGAACAGGTCAGACAGATCGCAAAGGAACGGGAATTTATCGCATCCATCGGAACCGTCACACCGCAGACCGACGTAGCTGCTCCGGTCGAAGCAGTCAAAGAAGCTCCCGCCATCGACGAACCCACTCCGGTGAATTCTGAAAAGGATCCGAACGCAGGGCCGGACGCGGAGCTGTCGGCCCTGGTCGAACTGAACATGCCCGACCCCACCCCGGGCGAAAACGAATCCGCTTTCATGGATAGGTGCATGACCGAAACCAGCATGATTAAAGAATATCCCGATCAGGATAAACGGCAGGCGGCGTGCAAACTACGTTTTACGTCAAAGACAGAATTCAACATGCCGGATCCTACCGTGGGCGAAAACGAAAGCGCTTTTATGGATCGCTGCATGACTGATCGTGCCATGGTGAAAGAATACCCCGATCAGGACAACCGGCAGGAGGCATGCAAACTTCGCTTCAATAAAAAAACAGAATTTAACATGCCCGACCCCACCCCGGGCGAAAACGAATCTGCTTTCATGGATCGGTGCATGACCGAAACCAGCATGATTAAAGAATATCCCGATCAGGATAAACGGCAGACTGCGTGCAAGCTGCGCTTCACGTCGAAGACAGATCTGGAAGCGAAGGTTGAACTGGATCTTCCCACACAGAATCCCGGCGAAAGTGACGACAATTTCATGGGCCGGTGCATGGGAAATCCAACCATGAACAAGGAATTCCCTGACGCGGCACAACGCACGGCCGTGTGCGTTCGGCAGATGAAACTGTCAGCCAATCCACAGACAGAATCCTTCACAATGAAGGACGACCCGGACTTCAATCTTTCAGCTAAGGAACTCGATATGGTGGCAAAGGCCGTCGGGCTTGGCGTAAAAAAAAAGACAAAATTGAGTTAGCCAAATCCACCGCCGGCATGATTGCCGAGGCAAAGCGAGGGCTTGAATGGCGTAAAAAACACAAGCGCGGCGGAACGCTTGTCGGCGTTGCAAGGGCGAGAGACATTATCAACAATGTGGACTTTCCCGATTCGACCATCGCTCGAATGCACAGCTACTTCTCAAGACATGAAGTCGATAAGAATGGCAAAGGATTTAGCCCAGGTGAGCAGGGATTCCCATCAGCCGGCAGAATAGCTTGGGCGCTATGGGGAGGGGATGCTGGTCAGACATGGGCGGCCGCACAAATGAGGCGAATTAACCGCGAAGAATAATTGACACGCGTTGGCCTGCATGGCCAACAAACTTTCAAACGTTTCCATTCTTACGATCGGCGAGGCCAAAGGGCATAATCTGCTGATCGATCAAAAGTCGCTCGAGCAGGCGCTCGAAGTCGCCAATTCCATGAAGCGGATCAAGGTGACCATGGGCCACGGGGCCGAGGTCTCCGGGATCCTCGGATATATTGACGGATTCAGGATTGAAGGCGAACGCCTCATGGGCGACCTGACCCTGTTCAACACCAATGAAGCGCAGTTCGTTCAACACCTGGCGCAAGTCCTCCCAGAGGGGTTTGGCCTGTCCCTTACATTCAGCGGCGTCCCGGAACAAATTGCAGGCGATCGTTTCGCCAGGGTAACCGAAATTTACGACATCAGCGTGGTCAGCACACCGGCCGCCAACCCCGCCGGAATGTTTTCTGCATTCACAGCAGTTGACATGAAAAAACTGCAAATGAACGAAGCGCCTGTCGAAGTAAAGAAAGAGGAGATCGCGCCGGCCGTTGTGGCCGAGGTCGCAGCTCCTGCCGTTGAAGCTCCCGTTGTCGAAGTGAAAGCAGAGCTGGCCGAAATGCCTGCCGATAAACCTGCCGACAAGCCCGAGGAAAAAATGGCCGAACCTACTTTGACCGACATCGCCGGAATGCTGGCCGAGCTGCTTGCGCTGATGAAAGCCGACGCAACTCAGGACGTGACCGAAGCTCCTGAAGCTCCCGCTGAAGACATGGCCAAAAAGCCCATGCCTTCCGAGATGAGTGCCAAGTCCGACGATAAGGCCGACAAGGCCGTGACCACTTTGGAAAAAGCCAAGGCCGACGCTGCTGGTGCAGTGGCGGTTCCCGCTGAATCGAGCCAACCGCTCGGCCGGGCTGAAATCCTCAATCAATTCAACGCGGAAAAGTCTCCGGCCCGTCGGTCGGAACTGCTTCGCAAACTCGGACTGTAATCCAGTCCACTAGGAGAACACTACAATGGCCAACACAATCGGAACAACGAATGCCAATGTAATCGCTCAGAGGGCTCTCGAGATCCTCGTGGCGGATTACAGCTTCCTCAAAAACAGCGTGACGGACTTCAGCTCGGAAGCCGCAAAGTACGGCGCCAGCGTCTATACCCACCGCATCTCTGCGACGACCGCTCAGGACTACTCGCAGACCAACGGTTACGTGGCGACTGCTACGACACAGCAGGACGTGCAAATAACATTAAATAAATTCAAACACGTCTCGTACGCTATTGACGATCAAGAGCGCACCAGCTCCAACATCAACCTGATCGAACGGTTCGCCGGTGCGGCCGCTCACGCTCTTGGGTTGCAGATGGTCGGTGACCTGCTCACGCTCGTCACTTCCAGCAGCTTCACCTCCGCGCTCACGCAGAGCTCGGCAACCTTCAGCTACGCCTCCGTGGTGTCGGCTGGAATCACCCTCAACAACGCAAACGTTCCCCAGCACGATCGGTACGCGGTTCTCGCCCCTTCGTTCTATGGCCGTCTCTTGAATGATTCGACCATCGTGGCGAACGCTCAGATCTCCGGTGAACAGGCCCGCACGGCTGGAATCGGATCCGTTGCCGGGTTCAACATCAACATGTACAGCGCGGTGCCTTCCAACAGCATCACCCTCGGCGGATTCTTCGCCCAGCGTGAGGCGCTCTTGATCGCAGCCCGCGTGCCCGAAGTCCCCACTGGCGTCCCGATCCCCGGCGACATCAGCGTTGTGACGGAACCCCGCACTGGCCTGTCGGTTCAGGTTCGCGAGAACTACGACGTGGTCAAAGGGTTGCTCCAACGCACCTACGCGCTGATCTACGGCGTGAAGGCCGGCGAGACATCGAGCCTCGTGCGTATCAACGGCAGCTAATTCACTCGGGGAGGGCGGTGGGCTGAAAGGCCCGCCGCCCTTTCCACTTTAAGAAATCCTCAAATGTCTGAATTTACTGAATGCCTGAAGGAAAGTCTGGCGGCTCTTTACACCCAGACCGGCACCGCCGCCACAATCGGATCCACTAGCGTCACCGGGATCCTGTCCACAATCTCACGCAAAGAAAACGTCGAGCTGGGCGGCTTTGATTTGGATCTAAATTCAACGTTCACCATCGACGTGGCAAACATGGCCACAGCGCCGACGATCGGTTCCATTCTTTTGGCCAACTCGGTCAGTTATCGGGTGGCGTCTTTGGATACGTCGATCGGAAGCTACGTGCTGGGACTTCGAGAGGTTTAAACGTGGCCACTCGAAATCCTAAAATCTCAATTTACATGATCGCAGGCCATGAGGCCGCATTCATGGAACGCTGTCTGACCGCATTCAAACCGTTCTGCGATGAACTGGTCGTGTGCATGGCGCAGGGATCCCGGCCGGACGACGGCACCCGGGCGATCGCTGAAAAGGCGGGGGCCGTCATTACAGAATATCACAACGCATCGGCAGGAGCCGATTGGCCGCACATCGACAACTTTGCAGCCGCTCGCAACAAAGCACTGGACGCCTGCTCCGGGGATTATGCCGTATGGATCGACTGCGATGACCTCCCCCATAAAGACCTAAAAAACGCGTTTAAAAGAGCCGTGGCGGCGTTTGAATGCGATCCGAAGGTCGGCATCTATGCCGGAGTTTATGACGTTATAAACGCCAAACTGCGTCCAGTACGGGAGCGAATGGTTAAGAAAATCGAAAGCGGATGGACGGGCCGGTGGAACTACGCTGTGCACGAAGCGCTTTTGCCGCTTCCGGGATTCACTTCAGTGGGTGAGCAGGCTGTCTGGGTTGAACATCACCCTGGCGGATACAAACAAGGAAGCGCTGATCGGAATCTACGCATTCTCAAAGCGCAACTGAGCGAGGCCGGCAAGTACGCATACTACTATCAGCAGGAACTTTTCCTATCCAACAATCGGGCAGAGTCGATCACCTGGTCAAACGCTGCCGCCCACTGGCCGGATCAAGAAGCGACGCTGGCCTATGAGGCGATGAACAATTTGGCGACGGCCACGCCTGACCGTGAAAAGCGGATCGAGCTTTATCACAAGGCGCATCACATGAATCCCAGCCGCCGGGAATCTCTTTACTACTTGGCCCGAGAGGAAGCGTCCGTCGGCCGTTGGTCGTCGGCTTATCATTATCTCAAATCGGCGATGGTTCAGTCGGATCCAGGCGTCACGGTCTGGAACGCTCAGCGAACGGTCTATGACTTTGAATGCATCGATCTCTATATTGCGGCGTGCCGTGCTGTTGGCGACAACGATGAGGCCGATCGAGTGACTGCAAGCTGGCGAAAGATTCGTCCGGTCAAAATCTCAATCTGTCACGCCACCCGCGGGCGACCGCAGGAAGCGATCAACGCCCGGATCCTGTGGATGAAAAAGGCGGCCGATCCGGCTGCCGTCGAATGGATCTTTTCCTGCGACGACGATGACGAAAAGGCGAAGACGCTCAAACCGTGGGGGCCAGTCATGGGCAAAGGTAGCTGCATCGCCGCTTGGAACAGGGCGGCCGCTGTGGCACAAGGCGAGATCATCGTGCAAGGCTCCGACGATTGGGATCCGCCGCTGCACTGGGATCAGATCCTGATCGATAGGTTGGGCGATACCAGCAAGCCGAAGGTTTTGGCGGTCAGCGACGGCCATCGGAAGGATGACCTGTTGTGCATGGCAATCATGACCCGGGCGAGACTAGATGATCAGGGCGCCATGTTTGCGACTGAATATGATCAATGCTCGGGAATCTTTTCTGACAACGAATTCAGCCACAGAGCGAAATTTGACGGAGTGATCGTGGACGCGAAAGACGTGGTCTTCAAACATAACAACCCATTCTTCACCGGCGCACCACAGGACGAAGAATTCAAAAAGCACAACGCCAAAGAAAACTACACGCTGGGAGAAAAGATTTTTAAGGAACGCAATCCGTGATTCACACGCACAACGCGTTCAGACTTGGCGACAATCTGGTGCAGCTAAACTTTCTGCGCCGCCTATGCCTGCAAAATCCTGAACTAGAGATCACGCACTATTACTGTCCTTACCTTTGCAAATTTGAGGAAATCGACGCGCTTCGGTCTGATATTTCACGCCGACTATTTCTAAAGACGATTGACCAAGCTCCCAAAGACAGCATCAACTCTTGGCGCGGATCCGACGGTTACTGGTACGGCCATCCCGACAGATTGGATTTTGCAAAGTTTCACCTGTGCTGGTTTGAGGAACTGGCCAGCCGGATGGCCGTAAAAAATCCAATACGCAAAACGGAAGATCTCTTGTTTGATTATTGGGCGCTTGAATCGTTCATTCCTATGACCGAAGACTTCGACGTCGTCGTCATCAATTCGCCGGGGCTGTCCAATCAATTCACAAATTTCAACAAAGACGACTTCACGGTTTTAATTTCAAAACTTGTCGCAAAAGGCCATCGGGTAATCACAACGGCGCCGACTGAGATCTGTCCTGCCTTTGAAAATAAAAACGTCACTTGGATCGGAGCCACGGCCGCCAAGGCGAAAGCGATCATCGGAACATCCACCGGGCCGAGCTGGCCGTGCCTGAACGTTCACAATAAAGACGCCTTTCACCTGCTTTGCGCCGATACCGAAAACGTAATCCTTACTGAACGCGGGCAGATGGCCAGAAGCGCATTTCACGCCATTCATATTTTGGAAGAAGTGGGGCTGCTTTGAAAGCTGAGCTGACGAAAGCTATGGAAACTTTGGCCTGGGATCCGGCCGTCCGGTTCATTGGATACGGCGTAAAAGTGGGCGGTCGGGCCGCCGGCACACTGAACCGCGTTCCAGATTCTCAACTGATCGAGACGCCTGTGGCTGAAAATCTCATGGTTGGAATGGCGACCGGCCTAAGTCTGGCAGGACTCAAGCCAGTTGTTTTTATTGAAAGAATGGATTTCATTCTGAACGCCTTGGACGCAATCGTGAACCATTTAGGCGCTGCGGCCCGGATAAGCTGCGGGCAATTTTATCCGGCCGCCATCATCAGAGTGGTCATCGGAAATAAAAAGAAGGCACTTTTTACAGGGCCAACGCACACGCAGGACTTCACCCAGGCGATCAGGGGAATGGTGGACTTTCCAGTCATCGATCTTTCACACCCTTCGCAAGTGGCCGGTGAATACAAATTCGCACTTGAAGGCCTGAGCTGGGGCCGATCGACCATGCTTGTCGAACGAAAGGACGATTGGTGAAGCAGAACAAATACAGCGACCTAAAAATCTTTTCGTTTCCAGATAAGATCACCAGCTTCCGGGACGATATTATCACGGCTCCGATCTACGTGCGGATCAAACCGACGAATATCTGCAATCATGCGTGCCGTTTTTGCGTTTATTCTGACGGCACAACTCGGCCTAAAGATCGCCCGGATCTACACCTGCAAGCCGGAATGCACACCAGCATGAACGAACGAGACGTCATGCCTACGGCCAAGGCGATGGAACTGATTGAGGATCTTTCCAACATAGGCACCAAAGCCGTGACGTTCAGCGGAGGCGGCGAACCGCTACTGCATAAAGACATCGTTCAAATTATGACAAAGACTGTTTCATCCGGGTTGGATCTTTCTATCATCACCAACGGCCAGCTTCTCACCGGTGAACGGGCGGAAGTATTGGGCAACGCCAAGTGGGTCAGGATTTCCATGGACTACACCAGCGCCGAACAGATGGCCGCCAGCCGAAACGTGCCGGATCGATCGTTTGATTCGGTCATGCAAAACATAAAAAACTTTTCCAATACAAAGACCGAAACCTGCGATCTTGGAATCAATTTCATCATCACCCGTTATAATTATGAAGGGCTCGTTTCGTTTGCAAAACAGCTCAAGGAATGCGGGGTGAGCAACGTCCGCTTTTCGCCCGTCTATGTTCAGAACTTTAAGGAATATCACGGTACGATTGCGACCAGGGTGCGTGAACAGCTTGCGGAATGTCAGTCATTCTGTGATGAGGATTTTACGATCAATACGACTTACGATCTGGATAGTCCAAGCAAGTCGCCGCTGCGTCCGTTTCATCGTTGCTTATACGCTCAAGCCGTTTGCGTGGTCGGTGCGGATCTGGATATCTACGCCTGCCACAATACGGCATACGCAAATCACGGCCGGATCGCATCGATGAAGAATCAAACGTTCAGTCAGGCATGGTTCGGGGATGAGGCCAAGGCATGGCACAAGAACTTCAATCCCGGCGTCAGCTGCCTGCATGAATGCGCCAATCACGCGAAGGTTGCGCTGTTTGAAAAACTGGCAACCGACAGCCATGACGCCTTTGTATGAATAAACAAGACCTGATCGATTTTGAGCTGCGGATCAAAGCCCTTTTTGAGCAGGGGAAACTGCCTTATCTGATCCACCTTTGCGGCGGAAATGAAGATCAACTGATCGAAATTTATAAAGAAATCCGCCCGGGCGATTGGATCTTTTCAACCCATCGATCGCATTATCACTACCTTTTAGCCGGCGGGGATCCCGACGCACTGGAACAGATGATAAAAGACGGTAGATCCATGTTCGTCTTTGACCGTAAATTAAATTTTTACACATCCAGCGTGCTGGCCGGGACGTGCGGAATAGCGGCCGGAGTCGCGCACACGCTCAAAGAACAGGGCAGCGCATCAAAGGTATGGTGCTTTCTGGGCGACGGGGCGGAGGATGAAGGTCACTTTTATGAAGCCGTGAACTATGTCGCCGGCTCCGGCCTGCCTTGCACCTTTATCATCGAAGATAACGATCGGTCAGTCGATACGTCCAAAGCAGCCAGGGGAAAAGCGACAATGACTTGGCCGGATTGTGTCCGGCGCTATTCCTACACGCCAACGTTCCCCCACGGCGGTGCTGGGTGCAAAACGATGGTCACTTTTGATCCATCAATTCGTCCGATCTGGTGACAACAACAGTTTAGAATATGCCCGCCGTCACCATGCTCGACCGCCTAATCGAAGGCGCTTTTCAGGAACTACTTTCCGCCACCGTCACCGGGCAGGACTACCACCTGTCTCACGATCTGACCGAAAACAAACCGCCATCGATCGTCATTAAAGCGACCATGGGAACAGAAGAACCCGTGCAAGGATCTGGCGTGTTCAGCGTCCCGGTGGAGATCATTCTGGAACAGAGCTATGACGACACGACGCTGGCGGCACATACACAAAAATGCTCAAAAATCCTTCAGGCGTTTTATGATACGAGCAGCCTGACGGCCAGACTCAACGCCACGACAGCGATCGGCGCGGCTCGTTGCTACAACGCAAAACTGGAAAGCAGTGAGGCTGAGGCCGACAACGAGGAACGCAGCATGAAGCGAAACTTTAAGCTGGCAGTGATCGCGTACCCGAACAGCGTCGCGAGTTGACACAAAAAATAGGGCAATATGGCGACCACAATCGGAACTTCAGGCCTTTCTTTCGGAATGAGCGCAGAGAGCGGAATCCTCGTTTCCAACTTCTCTGAAACAAGGAACATCGAGAAAGCGGAAGTCCGCAACGCGTCCGGCGACGTGGTCGCTCTCGCACTTTATAATCAGACCGACGCTCTCAGCTTTTCCGGAACAATCACCGGAACCTACGCCACAACGGCCGGAGCCGTTCTGACCACCCTCGCCAACGCTACCAGCACCGGCGGGAAGATCGTGGTCGAATCCGTGGCCTTCTCAAAAAGCCCTGACGCGTTCGTCACGGTGGACGTCAGCGCCACTCGCTACCCTAACATGAGCTAAGCCCGAAAAGGGCGGTTCACCTGAGATCCTAAAATGATCGAGAGCTTCTGGGGTACAACGAATATCAAAGTGGCAGCGGCCGCCGCCGCCTATGGCGCCAAGCTGCGGCCTATGGATCCGGTCACCAGAATCCAAAAAGAGGATGGGCGGGAGCAGGTCACGTTCTGGTTTATGGATGGCGGTGAAGGACAGGACGCCAAAGCCGAAATGGAACGCACCTGGGCGGATATGAAAAGCCCGGAGGATGCGTCGATCCGGTTCGTCCGGGCCGCACTTGAAAACAGGGAAACTCTTCTCGGGCTGGTGAAGCGTGCCGAAAAGATCCTATCCATACAAAGGGGCGGGCAGACGCTACTGGTCGCAGAGAAGGCCCGTCCTGAGCTAAAGAAAGCCCTTTTAAGCAGGCTATGAGCGATCAAGACCTAGAGGCGGAATTGAATTCCGCGTTCGTCAGCCCGGATCGATATTTCAAAGATCAGCGCCTTGCGCCTTACACCGAAGGATCCCGCCTGCTTTTGCTCCAAGTCCGAGACGACGCCGACAGCTCGATATATTTCATATGGTCTTTTCTGTTCGTTCACATTCTGCTGGCTAAGGACAGAAAAGCAGCGATCCGACTGGCATGGAACAAGGATGAATTTCGCGAGAAGCTGATGGAGTGGTCGGAAGATATGACGCCAGAGGATCGAGACACTGCCGGTCTGCTGGTGGCGGCAATTCTTGGGGAAGCTAACAAGTCACGGGTGGCGGTCATCCCGGATAAGAAGCCAATCGGCGACCCGGGAAACGCCTGACGCCGGCCGGATGCGCCGCGAGCGTGTTCGTGCTGGCAAAGGAAACAGGATGGGATTTGCAAAAGATTTTATGGGAAATTCCGATCTCCTTGGTCAATCAGGCCGAGCATGTTTTCATGTTTATCAACGGCGTGAAACTGCGCCGGGTGGAAGCGATTACCGGCGACGATCTTCGTGACATAAAGGATCTGTTGGGAATATGAAACTGACAATAGAAGAAAAGAATCTCACCAAAGCGCTGGCCTTATGGGGAAAGCTGACCAAGAAAGAAGCATACAGAGAGATGAAAAAGTCTGGCCGCGTTCTCGCGTTACGCCTTACAAATGCCACTCAACCATTCGGCATGAATGCAAAGGTCAGAAAGACTTCTGAAAAAGCAGTCGAGACGGGCATTTCACAAGTCTATAAGACCGCAAAAATTCCAGGCAAAGAACTGAAAAGCGCAGGCACGCCAAAAGGAAAAACGAAAACACAGAACCCAGAACAAGCCGCCAAAGCATTCCTTCAATTAATTAAAAAAGGCGACTACCACCAATCGGAAGAAATCGTAAGGCGGCTGGGCATGAAGCCATATATTTACACCGAGGTCGGTTCGTTTGACGGCGGAAAACTGCATCAACTTGCACGATACGGATCCACACAAAGAGTCCCGAAAAATCAATATGTTCGCATGATTACGCCTACAGGGAGTGAACTCAATAAATACAAAAAACGCAAGATGTCGCATGTAGGAATTGCAAAGGCCGCATGGGCTGAATGCGCCGCTAAATTAGGTGGATTCAGCGGTGCGACTGGCGTGAAGAAAATTCAGGATTGGATTGCTAAACTGATTTCAAAATATGGCCGCGGCACTGTGACTTTGACGGACAAATATGTAGAAATAAAAAATAGTGTTCCATGGATAGGCCGAGCCCTTGGGCCCGGAACGCTCAAGCAGACCCTTGACATCCAACGAAACACACTAGCCAAAAGCGTGATTGCCATAGTGAAACACAAATCAAAAGAAGCGGGATTTGCCTAATATGGACGCCGTCGCAACAGCCAAACTTGCGCTAGAAAAAAGCTCGTTTGAGAACGGGTTGAAAGAGGCGGAGAACGCCGTCAACAAGTTTGCCAAACAGACGGCCGGGATCCTGACCGGCGCTTTTGCATTCGATAAAATCCTCAGCGGCCTTTCCTCGGCAATCGATAAGGGCGATCAGCTTCAGGATCTGGCAAATCGCTTTGGAATTTCAGCGTCCGCCCTTCAGGAAGTTGGGAACGCCGCATCTTTATCTGGGGCAGGCGTTGAAGACGTGGCCAGCGCCATGAATAAACTGGCCGTGAATGCCGGAAAGGCGATCGGCGGCGATGACGCCATGATCGCATCGTTTGAAAAACTAGGTTTAACCGTTTCCGATCTGCAAGGCATGTCGCCTCAGGATCTATTTTTCAAGCTCAGCGAGGCAGTGGCCGGTGCCAACGACCCACTGGAAGCGTTCGCCCAGGCGCAGGAAGTGGCCGGCAAAAGCGTCGGAGCTCTCATGGAAACGCTCAGAATGGGCCCGGATGCCATTCAGAAAATGGGGCAAGACATGGGCGTCTGGTCGGATGATACGATCGCACAACTTGGCGCAGCTTCAGACGAAATTAAAACTTTTCAGAATACGATGACAATAATGTTTGGAAGCATCGCTCAGTTTGTAAATCCTGCGGTAAAAACGTTCAAATTTATGGCTGAGCAGATCACGATGACCCTAGCGGCTATGGGTGAGGCTGCTACTGGCAATTTTTCAGGAGCAAGGGAAATCGTAAAAGAAGCAAATAAATTATCTGCTGAATTCAAAAAAGGCGACCAACGCAAAGCCGCAGGCAAACCAATGGATTTGGAAGGCGGAGCAGGAGGTGGGAAAAAAGCCGCAGCAAAGTCCGCCAAGGAAGCCGAAAAAGCTGAAAAAGACGCCATTAAAGAACGTACCGACGAAGCCATGCGGGCGCTCAAAGAAGAAGAAGATGAAAAAAAGATGGCCGCAGACAGCGAAGAACGTCGCCGGCAGTACATCTTTGAAAGCGAACGGGAAGCGATAAACGAAAAAATTAAACAAAACGAAGAAGCCGCAAAATATCAGCAGAAATATAATGAGTGGCTGGCAGGCGCACCAGACAGAGCACGGCAAGGCCAGCAGGCAACAGGCCAAGCTGCTGGGCAACGCCTCGACATCGCAGCCGGGCTTGGCGGCGGCGTAGCGGCCGAAGTCGAAAAAGCCCGCAAGAAAGCAGCGGAAGATCAAAAGAAAATCACGCAAGGCCAACTCGATAAAGAAGTCCTGGCAAGCACGTCAGCCACAAAGGTCGGATCGTTTGGAATCGGAACCGCTCAGCGCTCCATGTCTGAACGCCGTTCCGAGTACATCCAAACGCAGGCCAAGAAAGAGGCGGAAGGTAAGACCACCTTGGACGACATCAACAAAACCCTGCAAGACGCCCTGGCAAAGCTGACGTCTGCTCCCTTGGTGAGCTAATATGGCCGGTTCTATCCTTGGCGCATTATCGTCTGGCAGCAAAATCTTGCGGCGTTCCGAGTACAGCCGAGAGATCGTTGGTCTGGAAACGCTGACCGAAACCTACACGATCAGGACGGCGGATCGTCAGACCATTCTGCCGCTGAAGGACGTCACACATTCCGTATTTTCTGAGGCATCCACCACGTTCCCACGAATGGCGGTCGAGACAGCGTCCGTCCGGGAACAGGACGGCGACATCAGCGAATTGAGCGTCACTTACGTGGGGCTCACTAGTTCCACCGGACTGCCGCAGGCGCAGGTGAAATTTATTCCTACGACCGGGGCGGATATATTCGGCCCGCCGGTTGTGATCGAAGTGAGCTTCGTGACTGATCTGACTGAAAGTCAATTCGCCAGCGGCCAGCTTTCCTCGAGTTTCCCCGTGAATGAACGATTCGGCCCAAACGCCATCGTGCCCATGCCGGCCTATATTAACGAGACGGCAACTCCACAGAATCCACGAAGTCCGGGAGTCACAGTCAGTAATCTTGAGGGCACGGTAACATATTTTGGCTACTGCTTGGATAGCTTGGACTCTACCCGCCGCGGGCAGTTTCTGGTCGCCCGGGCAGTGTTTAAAGAGAAGCAGCAAGGTCAAGGCGTGTACGCGTAAGCCATGGCAACCGAAGCCCGCCTGAATGAAATCGATGGCCCGTCCCGACTTGGGAAGGGATTTTTTAACAAGCTAATCCGGCGGATTGAATGCACCAAACCGATCGCAGGCGCCAACGTCACCCTGATCGACGTCCCGGACGGCATTCAGATCAGCGTGACCGGAGTGGTGACGGGCACGTCAGCCCTGAAGCAGATCACTCTAAACGTATGTTCCAACGGAACTCCCGCCACGATCACGGTCTTCGGGCCTTGACATAGGCGACGGATAAAATGGGCCAGCAGATCGATCTTTATTTTGATACAGGGGCCAACGCACTGGTGGCGGCAGGATCCGTGAAGAATGGCGTATTCCCGACGCTCACCCGAAACGACTCCTACACACTCCGCGTCCGCTTGCAGGCCCGGGACAGCTCCGGCCTGTTGCGTGATATTGATACCACGGGCGCCAGCCTGAAGCTGGGCATCGGTTATCTGGACGGAAAGCCGACTGACGGCCAGTTCAAACTAACCACCAGCACAGGCACTTCGACGGCAATCTCTTTTAATGCGACGACTGCACAGGTCGCCACCGCCATCTCAGCTATCGCCGGCAACTGCACAGTCACCACCTACGGCTCCGTGACGAACGGGGCGTGGGTGATTACTGCCGTCACCGCCAATACAGCGCTGTCCTTTGGCGGATCGTCTTTCACGCTATTCCCGACAAGCTCCGTGTTGGTCAACACCCGGCGCTATCCGGCCGCATCAGTCAAAGCCCAGCAGATCATCCAACTTTCCCGCAATCCTGCCGTGTACAGCGACACGTTCACCGCGTCCAGCACGGCCGGAGTGGTAAGCCTGACGCAACTTCAGGTCGGATCCTCCGGGACAACTGGGACAAATCAGACCTGGCGGCTTAGCGTTGGCCCGGATGCAGAAGGCGGAAACATCGTTCTTAACTATGGCGCAAACAGCACCACCGGGATCGCCATCGGAGCCACCGCGGCCAGCTTCTCGGAAGCGCTGTCTGCCGTCACGGGCATCGGATCCGGGAACATCAGCGTGCAGGCAGGCAACAACCAGGGCGACTACACGATCAGCTTTGTTCGTAATCTCGGCCAGCAGAACGTCACGACAGCGCTCACCTTGGACCCGTCCGCCGTGGTGTTTGGAAAGTTTTTCCAGACCACCGTGACGATGGCCACAAGCGAGCTGGATGAGCTTTACGCTGAAGCGGGAACCAGCACGATCACGCCGAAACTTGAGATCGAGCTGACGCAGTCCGGCACCCCGAAGACGATCTATCAGGGCGACATCACAATCCGCAAAGACGTCATCACCACAGGATCCGCAGTCCCGGCTGCCGCCGCCGGCTACTACACAAAAGCAGAATGCGACGCCCTGTTCGTCGAAGACAGCGCCACTAACGTGGATGCGACCAACCGCAAGCTGTACAACTCGGGCGGATCCGTGTTTCTCGATTGGCAGAATAATACAATCGGCACAGGCGCCACCGTGTTGGATCTATCCGGCACGGCCGTCACCATCACGGACGGATACAACCTGGGGCTGGGCACCGCTACCGGGACGAAGTTCGGCGTCAGCACGTCGTCGAAACTTGCGTTCTACGGATCCACCCCGGTCACGCAGCCCAACGGCCCGAACGTCGTGACGAGCTTGGTCAACCTTGGCCTGTTGCGTAGTGGTTCCACTACTTACGGCGTGTTCCCGCTGTCGCCTAAAACGCTAACGACGACCGCATCACTGGCGTTTGGCAGCGTCGGAAGCAATTCATCCACGTCCATCACCGTCGCAGTCACAGGAGCATCTCTCAACGACATCGTGCTGCTTGGAATACCTAGCGCAGTATCTGAAGGGCTTGCATTTTTTGGTCACGTAGTAGGCACGGATCAGGTTCACGTGGATGCGGTGAACGCAACGAACGCAAGCAAAACACAATCCACGCAGACTTTCCGTATCACCGTCATCGGCTATTAAGCCGATAGCCGAAAGACTGAAATCCTATGGGTAAAATCCTAACCACCCAGCCCTTTCCATTTTATCATTATGATGTGGAAACAGAGAGCTTTCTTCCATGCGGAAGCACGGCAAATGCTTTTTATATAACTGGGAATGCAACCGAAATGATGAAGCAGTATTGGAGAGTAAAAAAGCTCCATGTTACTTGTTCTTTTACTGGTCATTTATTTAGTGACCCAGCACAACCAACATCAGATGAGTCTTTTTCTTTTGATGTTATTTCTGGTGCAAGCGCAGAGGAGGGGCTTGTTTGTTCAGCAACCCTAGGAACAATTCAAAATTTATCAAAAACATCTAGAATAACAGACATCGGCATAAATTTTACATTTGGAAAAAGTGATTATTACTTCAACTCATCATCACAAGAAAATATAAAACTATATTTTGGTGGATTTTATTTTCAATGCTCTAATGACGATTTTTCTAGCTTTAGTAGTGTATATAATCCCGGCGTAACAAATCCATTATCCAATATAATTTTTAATGGTTACCAACTCTATCAAGGAGAAACAGACCTTACTCCTAGGCCACCGACAGGAACTGCATTAACATTTTGGGATGATGGCTCTGGAACAATTACAAATTTTTCAATGTCGATTCTTGCTACTGAATACTGGTCGTATGGTGGAACCTACGACACGGCCACCGGTAATCCGCTTTGACACTCTTGTGACCCATATATGGCGTACGATCTTCAGATCAATCAGGACACGTCCCTCAGTGTTGGTGAATATGGCGGCAAGGTGGCAACAGGCACCACGGCCGTCACTGGCAACTTTCAAGCCATTCAATTTATCACGGACGGGTCCTTCACGTCCGTCAGTCAGACTGCTCTTGCGGGTGACGCTCTTACCGGCGTGACCTTCCCGGCTGGATTTGTCGTGTTTGCGGCCGTCACCGCATTCCAACTGGCCACCGGCAAAGCCATCGCCTACACCCGGGGGAACTAGGCCGTGTATCTCGGCCTCGGTCTGAGACTTGGATCGACTCGCGTGGGAACGCAAGGCAACGCAATACCGTCACTTGGTTTGTCCTTATGGCTAAAAGCTGACGCAGGCGTGACTTTATCTGGTTCAAATGTTACAGCGTGGGCAGATCAAAGTGGCACGAGCAAAAATATGTTTGCTTCTGGCGGAAATGAACCAATTTTTATAGCAAGCGAATTAAATGGAAAACCAGTAATAGATTTTGCAACAAACAAGTATTTAACCGCATCATTTTCCTCAATCAATTTTTCACAGCAAACTGTATTTGTTGTATTTAAGTTTGTGTCGGAAGATATAAGTAATTATGCAAGGCCATTCTCGCAAAGTAATATAGACTACAATGATTACCAAACACCAGGAAACCTTTTGCCACTTATGCGGAAAGATGGGACAGATGATATGTGGTGTTATAGTTCCCAAGATGATGCATTTCTAGCTAGTCTTCCAACATCTAACAATACTTGGTATATTTCAACAACAAAAACAAATGGAAGTAATGGTTCTTTTTTGCTTAACGGAAGTAATGAGCAATCGTTTTTAGCAGAATTTAATTCAGATATTACAAATATGAGAGTTGGTGGAGCTATATTTGAAGGTGGATCTTTCAGCGACCCATTCAATTCTAAAATAGCCGAAGTAATTGTTTACAATAGAGATTTAACAACCCCAGAACGCCAGCAAGTAGAGGCGTATCTAAACGCAAAATATGCGATTTACTAGTCTGCTTTTATTGTGCGTGTTTTTTTCCTCATGCTCTAATCGTCATGAACAAATCGAAGCATTTACTCGCTACACCAACACGCCGACAATGGGTGATGCGGCTCGGGCAGGCGGTGAAAAGCCGTTTTGAGATATGGCTGCCGAAACTCAAGACGGAGCTGATTACCGTCAGTTCAATGCGGCTTTGCGTTTTTTAGAGGCAGAAGGATTTATTGTTCGATGGACTGACGCCCAGGGCAACGAATGGGTGCGAATTGCGGATGGAGCAGAAAACGCAAAACTATGAGCACCGACCAGATCAACGAACTTTCCGAACGCCTTTCCGTCGTACGGGAATCTGTGGCCAGGATTGAAACCCGCCAGAGTGTTATCCTCGACCTATTGGAACGTTCACAGGCCAGCCTGGGAGAATATCACGGCCGGCTGACCGCCATGGAACGAGACGCTCACACGATCAAAACGAAGCTGTGGCTGGTGGCGTTGGTATCCGGAGCCGTAGTCAGCACCGCGTGGGAGCTGATCAAACGCCGATTCGGTCTTTGACACTAGCCAAGGGGCATGAACGATACTTTATCCTATGTAATCAGCCACGGGACGCAGATCCTGGGCGCAGTCACCGCTCTCCTGACGGCCGCCATCGCCGTCGCCACTCTGTTCCCCGGGGACGAACCGGAAGCGACCCTGCAAAAGATCGTTGATTTCATCAGCAAAATCTCCCGCAAATAACGGAACATGATCGCCGCGATCCTTTCGGCGGTGAGTGGTTTGATCGGAATCATCCTTTACGCACTAAACCGCAAAACCCCGACCCAGCGGAACTTTGAATCGATCGAACTGGAACGCCGAAAAAGACTGAGAGACATCGATGCGTGGTGGACGAAACGCCCTCCTGCTGATTCTTAGCCTGGCGCTGGCAAGCTGTGCGACGACCTCGCAAACGCAAGACGGCCCGCCGCCAAGCACGGATACAGTCTCATACTTCATCTACGCATGGGACAAAGCCGAGCGAACAAACAAACCCTGTCCGCAGGCTTATCGAGATCTCTTTGCGCAATCGCTCAAAGCGCTATCTGATTCTCTGGCAGAAACAGAAAGAGAGCGAGCAAGGCGATGACTAGCCTAGCGGAAGCGACCGCCAGGACGCTCCGATGCATTGAAACGCTCGATCTGGACTTTCAGAAGCGCGTGCGCGGGTGGCTGGTGGAGATGCAAAACAGCCGGATCCAACCGCTGATTTATACAGGCAGGAGATCCATGGAGGAACAGGCGATGCTGTTTGCTCAGGGACGCTCCCGCCCTGGCAGAATTATCACACAGGCAAAGCCCGGGCAGTCGTATCACAACTATGGGCTGGCGTTCGATTGGGTGCCGTTGAGGGTAGGAAAGGGCGATCTGCTCGACACAAACTGGGACGACGAAACAGCCTTTCGCCTCGGAGAACACGTAGGGCTGACGTTTAACCTCACCGCCATAAGCTTTGAAACCGGTCACTTACAAGATGGCCGATATAGTTCATGGCGTGACATTCCACATAGTCCTGTGGAACAAGTCGTGGCAAAGCCTAAGGCAGCAAAGGGCAGGGGATTGGTATCAAAACGCCCGTGGAGCTCACGATGAACGGAGCTGAAGTCATGTCGCCGGAGCACAGAAAACACCTTGCAACAATTATCAACGACCTGACGAACGACGTCTCGGCAAAATATGTGAAAGGCCAGATTGAACACGGCGGCGCCCTGTGGCGGCGGCCGGTGTGGAAGGATGCGTGGGAAGAAATTTTGGATTTATGTACGTACATGCACACGCTGAAACTTCAGCTTGGGGTGATCGCCGACATGGCCCTGCAAGGCGCAGCGGACGACAGCGTGGCGGCAGCTACGTCCCGGGAGGCGTGCCGACAGATTCTCGCCGTCTTGCACGGGTTGCCGGGGGCGGAGGATAAGAAATGAAAATCATACGCAAGTGGAAGCGATGGCTGGCCGTATCGTGCAGTCACGGGCACCTGGCGAACGCCGCGGCCTGCAAGGCTGCCATTGAAATGAAGCGCCGGTGGAAGCCGGAAACCACCATGCACCTAGGCGACGCCGTGGATCTGGCGGCTCTCCGGGCCGGAGCTATGAGGGATCCCAACGCAACAGATCGGTCGGCCTCAATCCGGGAAGACTTCGATGCCGGAATCAACTTTTTGCGTGAACTACGCCCCACGCATTTTTTTGCAGGTAATCATGAAGACCGGCTCTATTCCATGCAGAACAGTCCCAGCGCCATCGTCGCCCATTGCGCCACCAGCGCCATCGCCGAGCTCATGACGGCCATGAAAGAAATGAAAACAAAGGTCACGCAGTACGACATTGAAAAGGGGTGGGTAGACTTTGGCGGGACACTTTTCGGTCACGGTTACATGTTTAACGAGATGGCCGTTCGAGATCATGTAGAAATGCTCCGCCGTCCTGTCGTGTTTGGTCACTTACACCGGATTGATCGAGCGGCCGGCCGTTGCGTAGGCGCCCCGGTGGGATGGTCGATCGGTTGTCTCGCCGACATAGGATCGATGCACTACGCCCGCCGTAATCGCTCTGTGACGCGCTGGGCGCATGGGATCGCTTACGGGGAGTACGTGGACGGCGGGCAGGGCTGCACGGTCAACGTGGTGAGCCCGGTGGAGGGGGAATGGCGACTGCCGATCTAAAGGACTGGGCGAACGCGCTGGCCGAGCATTTGGCGGGCAGGCGGATTGAGCCGATCCCGCCTGGCTGGAAGTCGATCGACGATCTTGTAAAGATTTACGGATACACGCGCCCTACCATCAGCCGACTCATGGCACGTATGGTGAAAGAGGGAAGGGCGGAAAAGAAAAAGTTTTATCAGTTAGTAAAAGCAGGAAATCATCAGTCCAAGTTTGGCCCCCGAAGGGAGTACACTAGGCCAGCGCCTTATTATAAACTAAAGAATATGTCCCAAAAGTGATAAACTTAATCGACTACTTTTTAGATTCAGCCAGCTCCCGGACAAGTAAGGTCGTCACGTAGGCTGAAAAAGACAGGCCGTTCTTCTTGGCCAACTGTTCGCCCTTGCGCTTGACCTTAGGATCGATCGTCAGGTTCGTTTTCACCTTTTTCATAGGCATA